GTGCTTCGCCTGCTGAGAACTTGGATTGCCGTTTGGAAATGTCACCTTTAGCAACCGATTGTAACAAATCACCAGGCAAGAACCCATCCGTTGTTTTGCGGCGCAATTCTGCATTACGGACAATCTCAAACTGACCATAAGCCTTATCAACTTGATTTAGCTTTGGCCCCTGCACTGGATTGGCTTTTTGCAACTCTGCACTGAATACATTGCGGATATCTTCTAGGGCATCGGCTTTGCGCGCCCCGATCTCGCTGCCCTCACGGCGCAAGCGCAATATATCTTTACGCAAAAGCGTCTGTGCTTTTTTGATATCTTGTCCAGACATACCGCCGTTTTTAAATTTCTTGGTGATGTAGCGCGAAACGCGGCCTTGAACATCTTTTGCAATGTCGTCTGCCAAGTCTTTGGTTATAGTGTCCATTTCTGACGCAAGCGGCATTACATTTTCTATTTTCATCTTACTTAAAGTGGCATTGTAAGCATTGCTGATTACCCGCTGCCCATATCCAATAAGGTCTTTGCCTTCAAGGTTCTTTGGGATGCTTTTAACAAGTGGGCCTAATGCCTCTGAAACTGTTGCCCTGTTAAAGCCTGCATTAGCGCGGTCAAAAGCGCCACGCACTGCATCACCAAGCAGCGGCACGGTGTCGGCAACTCTTTCCTCTGTGCGTTGCAATGCTGTACCAAGCAGGCTTGACCCGCCAACAGCCTGCCCAGGCGTGAGCGCCACACCTCTTTTTATCAGATCAGCCGCCCCTGCCGTAATAGCTGGCGCAACCTTGTCTACTACTGGCCCTGCAACAGCGCCAATCGCTCCTGATGCTGCCGCACTAGGCAAACGCTCTGCAAGATTGCCCTCTGCTGCGCCAAGGCCATATAAGGCGCTCTGTGCGCCGCTAGTGCCTGCCACTTGTGCGGTTCTTAGACTTTTTGGCCCCATAAAACCAAAGCCAGCAGCCTTGGCAAGCTGTTGCGCCCTGCCAGCCGTAGCAACTTGACCGACACCCGGAATAAACTGCGCGGCAATAGTAGGCAAAATAGCGCCCGCTATCTCTGTGCCATAAGCGGCAGCAGGGTTGCGCTGTCTGAAGCTCTCTATCTGGCCGCGAACATCCTTCACCACCTCTGCATAGGTCTTACCGCTATCAAACGCTGCTTTAACACCCGCCTCGATTTCATCAGCAAAGCCAAATGATATGCCTTGGAACGCAGCGCGGCTGTAATCAGTTAAAGCGCTACCACTAGCGGCTTGCTCAGTTTCAGGGGCAGCATCTAAAGCTGCTGATAAACGGTTTCTGGCTTCTTTGCTCATTGTAACTGTGCCAACCTCTCATCCATTAACGCCACTGTTTCGTCTGATAAATTATTTAAGCCGCCAGATATTTTGACCAGTGCTTTCATTTCAGCCATTGATTTGATTTCTGGCACAACTTGCTTAACAATAAATTCTTTATCTTGGTTCACAAATTCACGCTTGTACTGACTGAAACTATTATAAGTTTTGCCATCAATTTTGCCTTTGCCAAGATTGCCATTTGCTTCAATATAACGGAACGCCTCGCCTTCAACAGCGCGTGCTTTTGCAGCAGCCGCTTTCTGCGTCAATAAAATCATCCGGTTTGCTTCTGGTGTGTTACCAAAATTAGCGGTGGCCTCACTGGCAATTCTTAATTCTTTTTCTGAAATAGCGCCCTTTAGCACTTTAGTCATTGCAAGGCTTAATTTATTAAATGACGCTTTTAAGGTTTGTTGATCGGTTATTTGGTCTACATCAAATCCAATATCGTCAAGATCAATCCCAAACAATCCACCGATTGATGCTGCTGATGTTTTCAAATTTAATTTAAATTCTGTACCAGGCCCTGTTAATTCATTTATATCGAAACCTTCTGATTCAGTGCGATTGTATAAAGTCAGAATTGAATTAATTGCATCCTCATTTTCTGCGGCAAGATTGGCTTGTTCTGTCAATTTAGTAAGCTGTGCAACTTGCGATTTTGCTATTCCTTTAGCAAACTCTGTTTCCCCGGCTTTTGCAGCTTCTTGGTTAATATTAACAGTCGGTGCTGCGCCTTGTCTGCCGACAAGTCTGTTTGTCACTTCGTTAATTTGCAAGCCTTGTGCCTCATCATCACTTAAACCGTATTGGGTAATTTCAGAAGCGTTTAAAGGTCTAAAGCTATCTGCTGGTTTTGTTGGCTTGTAGACGCTGCTAGGTGTGAAGGTTGTGCCACCAAATGGGCTTGTTGATTCAGTGCCAACAACCACTGCGCCCGGTGCGCCCGGTAATGCCTGTGTTTTCAATGCTGTTGTCGGCTGCATGGCTTGGGTTGCCATTGCTGCTTGTAACCCGCTTGGATTGCTTTCAACCATACTGCGTAGCATCGGGCTGGCATTAGCGGGCAGCGAGGCTAACAACGCATCTCTTGCTTTGTCTTCACGGCTGACAGCTTCATCACCAGCCTTGCGCTGTAGATAAGCACCAACAAGGGCGCTAGACAGCCTGCCAAGCCCCTCTAACGGTGTTCTGACAGGCGCAGTGCTAGTTCCCTGCCCCATCAATGTCTGGCCTAGTATACGGCGCGGATCAGACTGAAACGCAGGGTTAAGCTGCTGAAATTGCATTGATGGCCGTCTGCCAGGTTGCATCAGGCCATGAAAAGGGTTGTGTGCCATTATCTACCTCAATAAGTATGCGGAACCGATATTTCCAGCCAGTCCGAAAAGACCACCAAGATTTGAAGATTGACTTGCCATTGCCTGATTATAGGCATTTTGCTGCGCCGCTTGCTGGGCAGCAAAAGCGCCCTGCGTATCAACTGTGCCAGGTGCAAAGAACGATGGCTGCTGAACTTGCTGACCGCCAAGCAATGCCGCCAGTTCGTTAAAGTTCTGACCCCTGGTTGCGTTGCGTTCTGCAATCTCGCGGCTGCGCTGCTGATTAGCAATCTGATTAGATAACAACTGATTAGCCACAGTGTCTTGCCTTGCTGCATTAGCAAGCTGGGTGTTTGCTGCTGCCTGGCTAAAGCCTTGCCCTTGTGAGGCTAGACCAAACTCGCCAGCCGCTGCACGTTCACCGAATTGCTGCGCTCTAATATCCCGCGCTTGATTGACGATGCGGTCACTCTCTTGACCCGCCGCCAATGTAGCTTGTTGCGCTAGTCGTTGCCGTTCCTCGCCTTGCTGCGTCTGCAATCTGCCAATCGCATCATTGTAGCCTTGTGATGTGATCGGTATGCCCCGGTCTGCAAGGTTTTGCTGTAGCTCTTGAGACTGCCGGGTAAACTCTGGCTGTAGCAGCCCAAGCTGGCGGTCAAACAGTGTTTGCTCAATGTTGCTTCTTAGGCTGACAGGATCGTTTGTTAGCGCTGTCAGGCCAGCCGTATTAATGCTTTGCGGTATTGCCTGACCAGTATTGATATTGCTCTGAAAGGCTGGTAGGCCTGTTGTTGGGTCAACGTCTTGTGATTGTCTTACCCCTGCCAATGTTGGCGCGGTCTGGAACGGATTGCTGAAATTAGGATCGTTAGCAAATATCGGTGAGCCATCAGGGTTTTGCCCCACGACTGTTTGCCCGGTCACACGGTTAAAAGCTACGTTTCCAAGGCCAAGACCAGTGCCTTCCTGCGCTGCCCGCATCTGCGTTTGAAAAGGTGTTTCCTGGGTAAACGCGGCTGACTGTGTGTCCTCACCGCCTCTGCCCTCGACAAACTGACCCTGATCGCCAACATAGCCAAAGCGCAGATTTCCGCGAGGTGTGTATTGCGTTATGCGATTTGCATCTGCCTGTGCGTTTATAAGCGCGTTTGGATCAGGCGTTGGCGGCAATTGTGGGCTTGATTTTCCCATTATCTTGGTTCCTTATCCATTTACATTCGTCCTTTAACATTCCCCACAAGACCGCATCATGCGGCGCATATAACTGACGCAGCCTGCCCTCTTGCGTAAAGCCAAGCTGCCGGTTCATCTTCATGGCCTTCTCGTTAGCCTCACTGCACTGCACCAGTAGCCTCGTAGCGCCCACCTGATGGAACGGATAGGCAAACAGTGCGTGCAGGACAGACCGGGAAGCCCAGCGCAGGGAGGTTGACGCAATGCTCGCCTCGATCTGCCCTTGCCGTAAATCGTGATAGACCGCCGCTGCAATGATCTCGCCATCGCGCTGCACACCAATGCTCACTGACGGCCCAAAGCCATCAATGCCGATTTGTTTTGCTGTCCATTTTTTTAGATAATCGTCTGCGCCAAAGATTAGGCGGTTCATAATATTATTTCGTCCATTGCGCTTCTTGCTATTGCAGCAAACATGAAAACAAACAGCACTAGGGCGACAACAATGACAAAGGCGATGAGCGCGACAGCTTTAAGCGTTTCTTCAAGCTCTTGAGATTTACGAGCCTTTTCACGCATCGCCGCCTGCCGCGCCGCTTTCTGTTGCCTAAGCGCTTCATTGTGGTGGTTTAAAATTTCCTGCCAGGTGCTTGGCTGATTTGCTGGTTTAGGCCAGCGCATATTAATTAGCTGGGAAATCTGTTGCATTTCCTCGTTTAGCCTCTTCGCCTCAAGCACTGCGTCAATGCTGCCCCTGAAACTAATATCGCCAACCCCAGCTTGCTCGTTTCGCTTTTCATTCAAAACCTTCTGGGCTGAAAACAGTGTGGAAATCTGCCCCGAAAGCTCCGACACAGATTGCACATCATTGACCCTAGCCTTGATAAATGAGATTGCACTGGACGCAGCAGAAACTGCCGCTAAAGCGGTTGTGATCGGCTCCATAATGGTTCTCGATTTTACTTTGAGCTAATTATTCTGTCGATCTTGGCTTCAAGCCGTAGGATCGAATCTGACATTCTTGTCAAATTGTCGGCAAGTTCTGCGCGGGTGCAAAAGTCCTCTCTTGTGCGATTTAGCAATATCTCAATGCGCTTAACTTCAGAACTTAGAGTGCTTGCCCAATATCCAAAGCCAAGCACTAGCACACCAATGAGGCCATCAATGATATGCACCAAATCCATTAGTAAGGGCTATCGCCAAGAACACTTGTATCCCAAGCCGCTTTTAGCTTTGCAATCGTGTCTGCGCTGTCGATTGCAGATGCGGCTGGCGCATCACGCAGGGCAGCTTTCTTAGTGACTGATGCAGACTTTGCAGATGCGTCATCAGCTTCAAGCGCTTTCATATAGACAACATCCTCTGCCGCAAGCAGTGGTGCGCGAACCTCACGAATCTTGTCTTTGAAAATAACCTTGGCAGCGGTTATGTCCTCAGTGATGACCGTGCCGTCTAGTGACCATGCGCCACGAAAATGGCGGTCTGATGGAACTGTTGCTGTAGACGCATCAATTTGATTACCGTCCTTATCAACGATGTAGGTGTTTGCCATGTCGGGTTCTCCTATGCGGCGATGTTATGATCTGTGGCTAATTCTTCTGAAATCTTCCAAGCATTGCGCCACTCGCGGGTAGTTGGAAGCTGATTTTTGCGGCAAATAACCATCTTAGGTTTGTTGCCCTCGTTCCATGTCTGCCAAACAGATTGCGGGCAGTCTTTCATAATAAGATATTCGATTGCCTGTTCCTCAGTCATAGCTGGCATAGGCTCTGTGTCATGCAACAAATAGCCTCTTGTGTGCTTCACAAAGTCTGGCTGCGCTTCATCCTTGGCTAGTTCCCAATAGCTTTGAACCGGCGGCAAGATACCGCCCTGCAATGCACAAGCCATCCAGTTAGGGTCAGGCACAAGTATCTTAGCGCACTCGTCTACACTGTCCTCATACACTACACGATAGTCAGACTGCACACCGTCAAGGTTTTCTTTTGCCCAGCACAGACGATTAAACAGGTGTGTGCCTTGGAACTGTGGAGTTTTAGCGGCTAGTTCTGCTGCTTTACTCATGCGAGGTCTCCGTGAATTGATGCACAGGCTTTTGTTGTGTCTACTCTTCCTGCGGCAGACCGCCAAGTTCCAAGTTGTGCTTGGTTAGTTGGTGCGCCTATAATTGTGACAAGGTCTGAATTGCCTCCAGTGTTGTCATCACCAGCGGTGCATATCACATAGTTTGCTGTTGCTTGCGCTGTCGTGTAGGTAGCATCAAAAGTTCCAGAACCATCATCTGTAATTGAGGCAATGTTGAATGAATCTACGTTTGCTCCAGTAGCCATATTTATATTAACCCAAGCCTTCGCACTACCACCTGCCACAAAGCTAGTAGCAATGCTGTTGTTCCCAGCGGCATCCTTGAGGGTGTTTACTCTAAGTTCGCTTGCCATTACGCTAGGTCTCCCAAAGTGTTAGAGTAGAAGTATCCATCTTCTAACGAATTACCAGTGATAATATAACGTGATATTCTATATAAACCAGCAGTAGAAGTTGTGCCACTCGTCCCAGTAAACACGCCGCATGTTCTGTTTTTTCCATCGTTATCGGCATTAGTGCTGACACTGATATTGTATGTTACGTTACCCATGTTGCTTGCAATATTTACCGTCCCATTTCCTGTTCCATTATCTGTCCAGCTTGTCGTATTGAACGAATCAATAATAGCACTTGTTCCTGTATCGTTTACATAAGACCATTGCTTCGCCAACCCCTGCTGAAGATTAGTCGTGGTTGAGTTGCCCTCGCCAGTAACGCTAATAGAGCCAGCGGTGGTTACACCTGTTAGTGCATCTACTTTAAGTAAACTAGCCATTATGCGAGGTCTCCGTGAATAATTATGGTGTTTTTATCGGCGGCTGCTTCACTTCCACTAGAATTTAGACATTGAACTTTTATTCTGTCTGCGTGTGCCGTATTGTTGCCACCACCTGTCCAAGATACAAATGCGCCAGCCACTGCATATTGACCACTAAGTCCTGCCGCTGCAAATTTAGAAGCAGCCGCAAAATCATTAGTAAACACTACTTCATAATTTGCTGTTCCATTATCAACCATAGAACTTTGATTAAATGAATCATCTACGGTTACAGAAGAGTTCCACTTGCACCAAACTTTCGCCAACCCCTGTACAGTATTCTGCGAAACATTACCACCATCTGACACATAGGTAGATGTATTAGCCATTTTGACATTAGAACCACCAGAGCCAGCCTTATCTACAATGGTGTCTACATTTAACTGACTGGTCATACGATACTCCAATATCCATTAACAGTGACGGTGGCGTTTTGCGTAATCGGGCCAGCGGAAAGCGCAGCATTGGTTGCGTCTATTGTTAGCGCAGCATCAATAACGATTTCGTTTTGGCGCACAACAGCAACATATTCAGTTTGATCGCCAGTTTTGCCGATAAATGGAAATTCTGTTGTCATCAGGTTATCTCCATTATGGATGCGGTCACACTCACCTTGTCAGCCACACTGCAATCAATTTGCAGAATATCAGTTGTTTCAAGCACAATCTTGCCAACCAGCGGGCTTACAGAACCGCCAACCGGTATGGGTATGTCTTTTGCAAGAAATGTTGTGGTGTTTGTGGCAGCACGGCCACCGCCGCTGGTATCACTCACCAGCTTTACTGATGCCGTGACTTGCGCGGTATGGATGTTTGCCAAAATCAACCCGATCACAACGGTTGTCGTTGATCCCGGTGTCGTATAAAGCGCCTCTGGCGAACCAGCGCTGGCTGGCATCACATCATGCGATACCACCTTGAAAGTATTAGCCATCTATTTTTCTCCTTTAGCCGCCAAGCGCTATTGCCAGGGCAACAATGTCATCTTGCGTTGCGGCCCCAATGTCAGACGCAACTTCTGAAACGCTGCGACTTTCCAAACCGTTTGCTGTAAATCTTGCATATTCGTCATCAGCCACTGAAGCGCTATCGATCTTCACCGCGTTTGTGTTTGATATGCCAAAGGTCAGGCTGGCCTGTGCGCCTATGTCTGATAGCACCTCGGACGCGGATCGGCCTTCAATAGCCGTGCCATCAATCCGCAAGAAATCATTATCAGCCGCGCCACTTGTAAACACTGGCAGATTACCGTTAGAAATGCCTGTTGACAGGGTTGCGACAGTAGTGATCGCCGTGCCGTTCAGTGTCATGGCATCAGCTTCAAGTGTGCCATCAATGTCAGCATTGCCGCTAATGTCGAGCGTTGCTGCGTCTAGCTCACCTGTGATTGTCAGGTTGCGGCCACCAGTAATATCTTTGTCAGAATCAACAACCATTGCCTTGGATGCCAGCACAGTGCCAGGTGTGATGCCGTCAATGGTTTCTAGCTCTGCCTCGCTGATGACCGCGCCTGATCCTAATGTCAAAGCGCCGCCGACTGTGAGGTTGCCAGCAACCGCCATAGTGCTGTTAGCAACAGTGGCATTTGGTGTGATGGTTAAATGCGTTACATAGGTGCCAGCGCTATTAATATCGTTGCCCAGGGTGAGCGTGCCGCCGTCAGCAATGTTCAGCTTCCACTCATCGCCAGCATCATCGCCCTCATCTGCCATCAATGTGATAGCAAGACCAGCGCCCTCTGCTGCTGAAATTTTCAGTGAATCCGTTGTTGTTTCATCATACTGAATAAGCACATCGGAGTTTGTGCCAAAAGCAATCGTTTTGTCATCAGGCAGGGTGATGCCCTGGGCAAACGGTATGGCTGCCGTGCAAGTCTGTGTGCCGTCTTTAAGAACTGCTGTAGACAGGCCAACAGCCATGCCGTCCAGTTCTGTATCAAACTTAGAGGCAAGGATTTTAACGCCGTTGTCACGATCTGTTGTGCAGTCAAAGGTTCTGCTAAATGTACCGCCTGAAAATGCCATTAATACGGCCCCCCTGGTGCGAATGTGTAATGAGCGCTAATAAAGCTAATTGCTTGGCTATCGGTAGCCACTTTGATGCGTAGCGCTGCGCTAAAGCCAAACTTGTTGACCGCCTTGCGGCGCTTGGTAATGCCAACCCCAACCGCGTCAGCCCAAAAGAAATTATCCCAACTGGCTATATCCCAGCTTGCCATGTTTGATGCAAAGGTTGTCGTTGATACCGCAATGCCGCTGACAGGCGCTTGATCTACACCGACACCAAAGTCAAACTGCACATCGGTTTCGCCTTCTAGCATAGGCTGCACAGAGCTAAAGCGCTTGACCCCGCCGCGATCACCAAAATAATTATAGCTTGTTGCCAGATCACCAACGATGTTTTCACCAAGATCGGCCTTGCCTTCTACTTTAAAGACTTTGCCGCCTGCACCGCCAAAGAATGTATCGCCGTTAAACTGACCCCAGACCACGGCTGGCAAATTCTCAAAAATGCACCAAGCCCGAATGATCGGGTTAAAAACGTGCTGGTTATAGGGATCGGTTGAGGTGTCTGTTGTCGGATAGTTAAAATAAACCTTATCGCCATCAGGGCTTACAAATATCTGCCAGCCCTGACTTGTGCCGGTTTCTGCCACCTGGGCAATTACCGTGCCTCTGATCTTTTCTGATATGGCTGCTGCCTTATTGCCAACAAGGTCTTGCCTGACCACTTGGCTTAACGGCAGATAACCCTCTTTGGTCATTATGACAACATCACCGCCCAGCTTGGCGATTGCGCGTTTTTCTTGGATTGGCTCTGCTAAACGAAACGAGCCAACCAGCGAGAAATCACTAGAAGGGTTAGAGCCGCTATAAATTAGCACCTCGCCTGATGACATAATGATGCAAAGCAAATCATCAACGCCTTCACCGCCGTCAATTGACAGGCTGTTGATCATTATTATGTTGCCGCCGTATGTGCCGACTAAGCCGACAGGGAACTTGGTAAAATTGCCTTGGAAGGTATCA